TAGCAGCAGGCGGCACGGCTGCATTATCTACTGCCGCATCAACTGTTGCTAAAGGCGCGTCTGCCGCAGTGTCATCTCAAGTAGCATCTGGTATTAGTAATTTAGCAGGTGGTATTAAGTCAGTAACCTCAGTGCTTGATAAGGCGAACGGAGCAGTGAACAGCATTCCGGGTGCAGGCAGTCTTACTGGACTTATTAAGGATGCACAGACATCAGTAATGAGTGGTCTGCAAAGTGCAGAAAAACTTGCAAACGATATCGGTGGACAATTAGATAATCTAACTGCACTTGTTTCTAAAGGCTTGCCAGCAGGCGCGGCCGCAGAACTAGCATCATCGGTGTCAGCACTTAGTGCCGGCGGCGCTGCTGCAATCAAGCTTCCGGCGGTAGGATTTAATACCACTGATAGAGGTTCTATTACCTCACAGATTAAAAATGTTCTTGGCAATCCTAAAATTCCGGTACCAAATCTACTAGGTGAAATTACTCAGGATGTTAAGGATCAAGCACAGAAACTACTTGATGTTGGTAAAAAATATCAGCAGCTTCAAGATAAACTTGCTGAATTTGATAAAAAGATTTTTGAAAAATCAAAAGCATATAATGAAGCAGAACTAAATCTCCCTGCAGGAGATCCTGCAATTGAAAAAGCACTTGCTGAATTTGATAAGGCAACAACTGATCCTGAATACGCTAAACTTTTAGATGACATCATTAATTTAGATAATATTAATAATGTTGCCGGTGACCTTCTTGCCGGTGCCGGAGAGACTGCTAGTGGAATCGCTAATGCAGCATCAAGTCTAACATCTGGCCTATCTGAGTTAACAGGTTCATTGACTGGTGCAGTATCAGGAATATCTAGAGGAGCGTCTTCACTCGGTGGTTCACTGACTTCCTTAACTAAAGCAGCGACATCTGTATCATCTACTGTTTCCTCAGTGAATTCAACTATCAAGACAGTTACTAATTCAGTGAATACAGTGACCTCTAGTGCTACACAAATAACGGCTACTGCTAAAACAGCGTTATCTTCAGTTACTGGCTCTGGTGCAACTGCAATTGAAGGTATACAAACAAAAATAAATACAAGTAAAGCAGAGTTGAATAATACAATTGCGGGTATTATAGGCCCTTCAGGAAATGGATAAGGAATAACTAATGGCACAGTATGTAGGGTTTAGTACTAAAGACGCTTGTAAGCCAAGAACTACTAATGCAGTAGGTGGAATCGATAACGGCGTGGGCGGCATTCGTCAACCTATTGTTTGGGGAAAGAAATATAGATTAACTGATACCCAGTTAGTGACACAAGATTTCTTAAATGCTCTTAATATTCCTTTAGGTAGTAAAGTAGGACAGCCGGGCTTCGGAACTAAAGTTTGGAGCTTCATATTTGAACCAAACACTTCAGATGTGCAATTCCAGTTAGAAAATGAAATCTTTAGAGTTGCAGCGCAAGACCCTAGAATCATTCTTAATTCAGTTAAAGCATTTCCTAAAGAAAATGGTATCTTATTAGAAGTTGAGCTTGCAATTAACCCATTCAATCAACCAGAACTGATCAGCGTATTTTTTAATAGCGCAACTAATACAGCTACATTCATTTAACAAAACCTGCTCTTTTCCTAATGATAAATACATGAAAAGAGTATTAATCTATGGCAACAAGTTCAAGACAATCTGCATTGTTTGGTCTCAACGACTGGAAAACTATATACCAGACGTTCCGTGAAGCCGACTTTAGAAGTTATGATTATGAAACTCTACGCAAGAGTTTCATCGATTACCTTCGTGTATATTATCCTGAAACTTTCAATGACTACACTGAATCAAGCGAATTCATTGCGTTACTTGATGTCATCGCCTTTATGGGTCAGGGTCTTGCTTTCCGTAACGACTTGAACGCTCGTGAGAACTTCATCGATACTGCTGAACGTAGAGATAGTGTTATTAAGCTTGCCAATCTTGTTAGCTATACTCCAAAAAGAAACATTGCAGGTCAAGGCTACTTAAAAGTATCTAGTATCAGCACTACACAGAACATTACTGATATCAATGGACTAAATCTTAGCAATCAAACTATTCTTTGGAATGACCCGGCTAATCCAAACTGGCTCGAACAATTCAATACTATTGTAAATGCTACGCTAGTTAATACTCAACGAATCGGTCGCCCCGCTAATATTTCTGAATTAGCAGGAGTAACTACCAGCGAATATACAATGCAGATTCCTCCTACTGCGCTTCCTATCGTGCCTTTCAATAGTACGATTGATGGTCAGACTATGAATTTTGAGTTGTGCAGCGTTACTACGGTAGATTCAAACAGTGTGTATGAAATTCCACCAGCCCCATCTGGTAGATTCAACATGGTGTATCGCAATGACCGTTTGGGTTTTGGATCTGCTGAAACTGGGTTCTTCTTCTACTTTAAGCAAGGAAGCCTTCAGAATTTTGACTTCACCCTACAGCAACAGATTAGCAATCAAAATATCCCCGTTGATATTCAGGGTGTAAACAATAGTGACACTTGGTTGTTCCAACTTAATGATGATGGTACTAGAACCCTGTGGAGACAAGTAGAAAACGTATACGCAGATGCATACTTGCAAACTGAATTCTCAGATAGAAAGATTTTCTCAGTAGGTTCTCGCTTCAATGACCAAGTAACTTACACATTCGGTGACGGGGTGTTTAGTCAGATTCCAGTTGGCAACTTCCGTGCATACGTAAGAGCAGGAAATGCGCTGACATATGCAATTAGTCCTAGTGAAATGCAAGGCATCTCAGTCACCTTCACTTACATCAGCCGCTTAGGTAGAGCAGAACAAATTACATTTGGGCTTGAACTACCGTTAACAGTGAATACTGCTCAAGCTCGTGAAACTCTTGATAACATCAAGCAACGTGCTCCTACTCGTTACTACACACAAAATCGTATGGTTAATGGTGAAGACTATAATAACTTCCCATACACCTTGTATAGCTCTATCATTAAGAGTAAAGCAATCAATCGTTCAAGCGTAGGCACTTCTAAGAATCTAGATTTACTTGACCCTACTGGTAAGTATTCTAGTACAAATAGTTTTGGCGGAGACGGCGCACTATACCAAAACAATGCTGATGGCTTCTTAAATCTAACTATTAATAATACTAGTGACATTATTGCTTTCTTTACGGATACACTGTCAAATATATTGTCGTTGAACAGAGCGACCCAGTATTATATTCAAAATTATACAAGATATCCGGTCAATGCAGCATCAGGTGACGGGACTGTTTATTGGAGAACAAGTACAGTAGACACCGGCACCGAGTCAGGTTACTTCTATACAGTAACCGGTAGCTTAGAACAACCACTGAGCGTAGGTATCTTCAACAGTCAGAACATGAAGTATATAACAACTGGTGCTATCTGTAAGTTTGTTGCTCCGAGTGGGTTCTATTTTGATGCTACTACTAACCGACTAGTTCAAGGTATTCCCCCTAGTCCTAATCAAACTTATATTTGGTCAACTGTTCTTAATGTTGCAGGTGATGGTAGCAATAACGGTAACGGTAGCTTTGCTAATGGCGTGGGCCCAATTAAACTAAATGGGTACGTGCCTGACGGTGTACAAATTACAGAAATAATTCCTGTATTCGGTAATGCGTTCCCGACAACTCTGATTCAAGAATGTTTGTTCAGAATGGAATTGCAACAAGACTTTACATTGGTGTTTAATAATTCATTGATGATTAACCAAGATCGTTGGTCTATTTCTAGCTTTACTGATCCAAACTATTTTGTAAAGTTCACTAGTACTGGTGCAAATACATATAGCATTACTTACCGTTCATTGACATATTACTTTGGAAGTGTCGCTGATACTAGATTTACTTTTGCTAAAGATGAACTAGTGTACGACCCCTTTAGTGGAAAAATCATTCAAGATTTTGTCAATGTACTTTCTGTGAATACACAGTTCGGATCAAATATTCCCTTAGGTCAAGACTTACAGGTAAATATTGTAGGACAGACAGTAGAGAGTGACGGGTACATTAACGATTTCCAAGTTGAAGTAGCTGCAACTGACGTTAACAATCGTCAATTGATTCTAAATCCAGATTTCTTTAGTGAGATTACCGGCTACACTACGGGTTCCTCTAATATTGGAAAATATGTATTCTTTAGAACGATACAAGATGCTATTAATTTATCTAGGCAGTATATTATTCCTAGTGCGGATGTAAATTTTGCTTACTCAACAACATCTCAGATTGAAGTCGTAAAGTATGATTATCCAGTAGGAACATTATTCTATGCATATGGTGAAAACAAGTTTTATAAGACTGTTCAAGACCAAACCATTATTACCCCGTTCTACTTATTGGTAGAGCAGGACTCATATTCAGTTGTTACAGGTAGACAAGGATTGTCGTATCAGTATAGACACAACTCAAACAATACTACTAGAATTGACCCAGTGACCACAAATATTATTGACTTGTATTTGGTTACACAAGCTTATTATACTGAGTATAGTAATTGGATCGTAGATACAACTAATACTATTCTAGAACCGGTACGTCCGTCTATTACTGAATTAAGCACTGAATACAGCGGTGTAAATAACTATAAGATGATGAGCGATGCAGTAATCATGAATAGCGTAGTCTTCAAACCATTGTTTGGACCCAAAGCAGACCCTGCATTACGAGGGACAATTAAGGTAATTAGGAGTTCAAGTACAAATGCAAGTGACAGTGAAATTCGCAGCACGGTACTTGCAGCAATGAACAATTACTTTAGTATTAATAATTGGAACTTCGGAGACACATTCTATTTCTCAGAGCTTAGTGCATTTTTACATGCAAGTTGCGGAGAGTTGATTAGTTCTGCTGTTCTCGTTCCCAATGACCCAACTATGAGCTTCGGAGATTTATATGAGATAAAATGTATGCCGTATGAGATTTTCGTAAATGCTGCAACTGCAAATGATGTAGTGGTAGTACCAGCCCTCACACCCGCTGAATTACAGGTAAGATAAGTATATACATGGCTAGAGTAAGAACATTAGATTTCCTCCCGGAAGTATTTCAAACACCAACCAATGCTGAATTTTTAGCAGCTACCCTTGACCAGATCGTCAATCCACCGAACACTACTCGTATTCAAGGTTATGTTGGTAGTAGGTTTGGTTATGGAATAAACGCTACAGACAGGTATGTTCTAGAACCAACAAAGGTCCGTACAGATTACCAACTTGATCCAGGCGTTGTCTTTACGAAAACTAATGAACCAGTTGCAAAAGACTTCATTTCATATCCTGGCATCATTGATGCACTAAAGTTAGCGGGCGGTACTACTGATAACAACAGCAGACTGTTTGATTCTCAGTTTTATTCATGGGACTCATTTATTGAACTTGACAAGCTAATCAACTTCAACGAATACTACTGGTTGCCATATGGTCCTCCCGCAGTAACAGTGGCGCAATCATTAATATACTCCAGAGCCGATTACAGAGTAACAGATAACCCTAATTCATACAGCATCGTAGAACTCGGTGCATCGGGTACTAATGCTAATCCAACTCTTACTCTATTGCGCGGCGGAACTTATACGTTTCTTGTAGACCAAGATTCTCAGTTTTGGATTCAATCAGAGCCTGGCGTTAGTGGGTTTTCTGCAAACTTCCCCAACATTCCTGTTCGTGACGTTTATGGCGTAGAAAACAACGGTGCTAATTTAGGTTTGGTTACATTTAATGTTCCGCAAAAAGATGCACAGAATGAATATATTCTTCCTGGTAAAAACCCAGTAGATTTGATTTCCACTACACCTTTCAGTGAAGTTAACGGTGTACAACTCAGTGAGTTGGGCAACATCGACGGTGTTACTGGATTAGAAGGATTACGTGTAGCATTCTATAACACCGGTGTTCCTAATGAAATAGGTTTTGTCTCACAATATTATAGTGAAGATAATTTTGATGTCAATAATAATCAGTATGTCCCGCCGCTAACTGTTACCATCACTAGCTGCAACACAACTACTCTTACTATCGCAACCGGTGACACATCAACCTTTACTGCTGGGCAGAGCATCACATTTGATACCCCTACGATTGGTGGATTAACTGACGGCCAAGTTTACTATGTTCGTGACATTGTAAGTCCAACTCAATTTACTATCAGTGATTATATTGACGGTCCAGTATTTGGTCTTGTCGCTGGTACAGGCACAATGACTGCAAACATCAATCAGGGCTTACTTGAAGAAGGCTTCTATACTAACGTTTCAGAAAACTACTATCGTATCACATATGTTGGTAACCCAGACTCACCTGTACTTAGATTAATTCCAGATGGAGTTATTCCAATCAGTGAAAACATCATCCCCATCTACGGTGAACTTTGGTCTAATCGTCCCTTTTATCGTGACGTAAATGGTGTACTTAATCTACTCCCACAAATTACTGCCCCATCAGATATTCTTTATTATCAGGATAGTACAAACCCGAACAAGGTTGGTATTATTAGAATTGTTGAAAGTAATAATACTAACACATTAGATGTAGATGCTGACATTTTAACTCAAGCAAACTTTACCGCAACTAATGGTGTAGTATTTACTAATGGGCTTAAAGTAAGATTTAACGGTGATGTAATTCCTGCCAGTTACCTTGAGGGTGAATACTATGTTGAGGGTGTAGGCACTAGAATAGAACTAGTTCCAGTTGACTCATTAGTGTGTCCAGAAGCATTTACACAAGGCGGATTCATTCCGTGGGACACTGCTCCGTATGATATTGGCAATTTCGACATTGAACTTTTCATTCCGGTTGAACCAGACTACATCACTATTGCTAGAAATAGCATAAGCAAAAATGCATGGTCAAGAAGCAATCGCTGGTTCCACGTTAGTGTTATTAATGCAACAGCTGGTTATAATAATAATCCAAATATTTTAACTGAATATGCAAATAGTGATAATAAAGCTAGAAGACCTATCATCGAGTTTTATCCAAATCTTAAGTTATTCAACTCTGGATCACAAGGTAAAGCTGCGGTAGACTTTGTTGATACCCGTGCGACTGATGCACTATCAGATGTTGCCGGACTTAATGCTTACTACCCAGACGTAGAAGTATACACTTCTAATGGTGCAACTATCGATGCAGTCTCTATTACACCAGTAAGTGTCACTTCAACGATTGTTGGTCAGACTTACAAAATTGAAACTTTAGGCAACACCAACTGGAATACTTTTGCTGGCACGACCGGCGTTGACTATGTTGACGGAAACATTGTACGCTGTGCAGTTACAGGGACTGGCACAGGTACTGTCGTTAAATACTCAACTGATATTACTGTTGCAGAATCAGATATAACAGGCGCATTTCAAATCGGTATGTATTTGGGAGATACTGATGCAGTCCTCCCCGTAAACTCACAAGTTACAAATCTAGCAGGCGCCGGTACAGGCACACTCACAATTACTGCTGCTTGGTTAACTGCAAACACAGTAAGTGCTGTTGTTAATGCATCTATTGTAGGAACAGATACTACTGTAAACAATTACGGACTGTTTACGGGTGCAAGAATTGTATTTGCGGCTGATACCGACGCTAATACTTTAAATAAAATTTATGTGGTTGAATTATCAACTATTGTACCGGGCGCAAAACCAACCATTACTCTGTCATTAGCAGAAGACGGTGAAGTATTAGTTAATGAACAGGTAGCAGTATTGCGTGGTTATAACTATCAAGGCAAATCTTTCTATTATACCGGCGCTGAATGGTTGGAAGCTCAACTAAAGAGCAACGTAAACGAGCCGCCGCTATTTGATGTTTTTGATGACAATGATATATCCTTCGGTGATTCTGATGTATACAGCAGCACAACTTTTACAGGCTGTAAGCTTTTTGCGTATGGTATTAGTGACACAACAATCGATGACCCAGTCTTAGGTTTCCCGGTACGTTATTCAGCTATCGATAACTTAGGTGATATTAGTTTCGACGTATCATTGAACCTAGACACATTTAATTATGTTGCCGGCAGCGCACCGATTACACAAAAAGTAAACACCGGATATGTCTACAACTTTAATAGCCTAGCAACATTTACTAGAGAGCTAGGCTGGCAAACTGCAATTGCACCTAGCACCCAGTATCAAGCTTTTGACTTTCCTTATACTGCTGGCACTACGCCAAATTACTTTACTTGTGATGTAGCTAAGCTACCGGAGTTAGCGTTGGGTGAATTAGGTTGGCCAAGAATTCAAGTATTCATTAATAATAGATACCTAACTGAGGACGAATATCAAGTCTACGGAACTGCCAACTCAACCGTAGTTATTTTGAATCAAGCGCCTGTAACTGACACCGCAATACAAATTCTATTATTGAGTGATCAGGTAAGTAAAACTGCCTACTACACTATTCCTGTCAATTTGAACAACAATCCGTTCAATGCTGATTTGGAAACTGCGGATATCGGTGATATCAGATCACATTATCGTGATATTTTTATCAACGCACCTAATACAAGCGGTGAAATTTTTGGATCAAATAACTTTAGAGATTGCGGAGACCTAATATCTTACGGTACTAAAATTATTCAGAACAGTGCAAGTCTTGTTCTGCCAGGTACATTCCTTCGCAAACAGAATCATGATTTATCCTCTGCATTAATGTTTAACAGCCGCGAGTATATCAACTACAAACAATTACTCGTTGATGCTATACAAAACGGCGAGTTCACACAACGTTATACTCCATCCGAAATGCTTGATGATGCACTAGATCAAATCACTGCTGCTAAAAGTCAAGGGAATGCATTCTTTTGGTCAGACATGCTGCCGGGTAAGGCAGCATTCCGAACCAATACATATACTTTCGCAAATAGTCTAGACACTTCAATTTACCCATTGACTCGGGTATACAATTTTGAAACTGCGAACTATAATGGTGTATTAGTATATCTTTCTAGAATCATTGATAACAATACTGTTCAGACGCAATTGACTAATGGCGTAGACTACACTATTAGTACAGATTCTCCGTCGCTCACTGTTACTTTGGATTTAGTAGCTAACGATAAAATTACTATTAAAGAATACAATCAGACATACGGTTCATATGTGCCGAATACCCCAACTAAGTTGGGACTGTACTCAGCATTTCAACCTACGGTAGTTTTAGATGCTGACTACACCACACCAACTTACTTTATCTTAGGACACGACGGGTCGTATACTAAACTATACGGAGACTACATTCCTGAAACAAACACACTAGTAGACTTTGTTGACCAAGTATTACTAGAATTTGAAAAGAGAATTTATAACAATCTTAAGCTAGGTACTGAAGTTGTAATTAAGGATTACGAAGTTCTTCCTGGATTCTTCAGAGATTCGGATTATTCTTGGGAAGAGTGGCTAGCAATGTACACTCCTAATTTCCTGAATTGGATTGGACAGAATCGGTTAGACTACAAGACTCAGTTCTATAACAAGAACGATTTCTTTACATATAACTACACAAACAGTCAAGAAAAATTGACTCGTGAACCAATTAAGCAAGGCTACTGGCGCGGGCTGTATCAGTATTTCTATGACACTGTAACACCAAACTCTACACCCTGGCAGATGTTAGGATTTGCAAACGAGCCTACTTGGTGGCAAGAACGATATGGTCCGGCTCCATATACAAGTGACAACTTACTACTTTGGCAAGACTTAGAAGCAGGTCTTGTTTGGAACAACGGCGAAAGCTTTATTGTTCCAGAATTCTCTCGTCCAGGACTCACCGACGTAATTCCGGTAGATTCAAATGGAGACGTTGTAGCTCCTTGGACTAGTATCGTAGGAAACTATAACCCAAGTACATTCCAAAAAGACTGGAAGATTGGTGACATGGGCCCGGTAGAACTAAGCTATCGCCGCAGTTCTACATGGCCGTTTGACCTCGTTAAACTATTTGCATTGACTAAACCTGCTGAATTCTATAATCTTGCAGTTGACTTAGACAACTACAAATACAATGTGGAATTCAACCAATACCTAGTAAACGACCGCAGCCACTTAATTATTAGTGATGTAGAGATCTATGGTAACGGTACTGCTAAAACCTCATACATTAACTGGATTGTTGACTATGAAAAACAATTAGGAATTGATGCAACCACTAATATCACTACTCTGCTAGATAACTTAGACGTAAGACTAGTCTACCGCTTGGCGGGTTACTCAGACAAGAACTTACTACAGTTCTACGTAGAAAAAGGTTCACCGAACAGCAACAATGCAAGTTTGTTAATTCCGGATGAAAGCTATTCGGTATTACTATACGATAACCAACCATATGACAAACTATCCTACAGTAGCGTAGCGGTTCA